GTGTCCAGTACAACCCATATCTTCTGCAACCTTTTCTGCCTCTTCCTTAGTGTCGTATGCTTGCTTGCCGTCTATTGTTTTTAAATGCACTTTTGACATTTCAACACCAGTTTCCTCTTCAATAGTTTCTCTGTCTTGTAGGGTTTGGTCTACCTCTGTAAATTCAAGCGGTTGTAAGGTCGTAAAGTATAGGTTTAAGCTAATTTCATTGTAAGCTAGTATATTATCAAAGCAATCTATTAAAAGTTCTTGAAAAGGTCTTATAACGGTGTTATCCATTAAAAGAGATGCAGTCTTAATCTCTTCTGCATTATTACCAAGTCCAGAGCCGTCCTTAATACCTAAAAGCATAGGCGATACGATACGATGTGCAACCATTATTTTTGACGTACTCTCTTCTGATAAGAATTGATACTGATTATGAGCATCACTTAATTGTACTGGAGTTATTTCTGCTTGACTCTCTTTGTTGTCATTAAAAGCTAGTATAAATTTTCCAGCATTAGATGTACCCGAAAACTTCTGAGCAATCTTAGTTTCAATTAATTGTCGCTCTTGCTGGTTTGGTGTCCCGTTGTTAAAGTTAATTAGCATACTAGGTGCTAAACCATTTAAGATATTGTTTAAATGATAGTTTGAGACCTCTTCCTCTAATTCTGCGTACTGCAAGCCCCCTTGGTAATCTACTGGAGAGTAGTAATAAAAACCACTCTTGTATGGCTTAATGTAATATATCTCGATGCCCTCGCTTGACATACCATAAGCTGGTATTCTTAATGGCTCATCGGTTTTCTTAATATTTGCCCAATCATTAAAATAATAATATGCTGGCACGTTGCCGTCTTCATCACATTTTTCTGCTCGTAATGTTTCAATAGGCATATGCTCTAATTGTACGATTTTAGATCTGTCCTTTGAGTAAATTACTTGTATTGCACATTGACCCATAAGTTTTAAATCGTAGCAACATCTTCTAACTACATTTTTTTTAAATAAGGCAATCATTTGTGCATACTCGTTTGGTTTTCTCTGGCTATCGGTTGCATTTAATCCTTTGCCGTAAATAGCTTGTGAGATACCATTAATCGCTGCGTTATTAGTAGGACTTCCATTATATCTGTCAATAAGATATTGAAAATAGTTGTTATCTTCGCCGTACTCAATCCAGTCTGCGCCGTTAACTTCCTTAATCTCTGGCGATGTATAGGTGCTTAGGTTTACAAAGCCAAATTCTGATACCTTGCTTGCTTTTGTAAATTGACCTTTTTTGTTTCTTTTTCTCATACTACAATATAATCGTTATTAAAGCCGTCATACTCATCGTATTGACCTTTGTTTAATTCGTAATGGTAATCTATGTCTAATACTATTAAGTCTTTTTGTGCCGTACAGAATATTCTGTCCTTATATATTACATTTGTTTTTAATGGGTCAGAAAAAATAGTCATATCGTAAAAATGACCCTCTACCATATTTTGATAAGTAGAATTGTAGACATTAAAATCATCTCTTATAATTTCAATATTGCCTACTCCACCAATTCTTGGCACTAATGGATAGTCTACAGTTACATTTGTGCTATCATCTCTAATAGTCATAACTGCGTCTGTTACATACTCTCTCGGAATGCAAGTAAATTTATTGCTAGCTTGTGGTTTAAATAATATCATATATATATAACGACAATTTACAGATTATTTACATATTAAAGCAAAAAAAAGGGCATCTAACAAAAGAAACCCTTTTAAAAATAATAAAAAAATATTAGTTTGGTGCAATCGCTGCGGATGCTACTGGTGTTGGTGCAGAAGATAAAAACAGCGGAGCCGTTTCTTCCATACCCTCAAATGTAAGTGTAAAACCAGATAAATCTCCAGCCGCTGCTCCAGTAACTACTGTACCGCCAGTTACTTCCATTCCATTTTCTGAGCCACATAAAAAGAAATTACCATAATAATCTTCAACAACTGCATAAGGTCTTGCAACTGCAACAGTTTCTAATTCTCTTTGAGTACAAGGGTCAAGGTAAGTTAATGTAAGGTTTAAAGTTTGTGTGTAAAAAGTAGTACCATTTTCTCTTGAAGATGTTACAGTAGTTTCAAGACTAGAATTTCCTTTTACTTCATATTTAAACCACTCTTTAAGTAAGACCATAGATACATCAAATTCACAAGTCGTTAAATCTTGTATAATAGAATTAATATTTCCAAAATCTGTTAGATATACATTTTTTATGCCACCAAAGGCACTTTTACAAGGTAGCTTTCTACCAGTATTTAATAAACAAGGCATATGTTTTTTGTTTTATAAAAAAAAGGGTGAGCAGATAATCTACCCACCCCTTTAATTGATTAATTAATTAATTATGCGTATTCTACAAGGTCAGAAGCAATTCCGAATTGTACCGCACTTGTAAAACGCATTACCATTCTTACGTTGTTCGATGCGTCCAAATCTCCCATATCTAGTACACGTACTTCTTGAGTAGAATTTAGTAACCCAGTTCCAAAGTATAAGTTGCTACGTTGTGCTACATACATTTTGTTAGCTGATAAGCCTGGACAAACAAATATCTTCACTCCAATCACAGAAAGACTTCCGTTGTTCCACCATTGTGTTCCCATATTGTTAACAAAATTTGCTCCTAAACCATTAGCTGCAAAACCTCCTAGTGCTTGTACATATAGTTTAGCTGCTTCTTGTCCAATGTATATAAATAAGTCCTCTTTTCCATAAAGCGCTGCTGGAATTGCATCTACTGCTCTTCCTAACTCAGTAATAATGTTAGCTGCATTTAAACCACCAGCTACCGCTCCTACTTGTTGTCCCGCTGGAATGTCCCCAGCCGCTGCAGAAGCTGCGATTAGTTTTTCAAAACCATCGAATGAATTGTTAGCTGCAGCTGCAGTATCTCCTTGCCAAATACATAACTCAGTATTTTGTGCTACTTCCGATGCTACGTGAGCAATTAAGAAATCAGAGAATTTTGGTGGCAAAGTCTGTCCAAGACCATAACCCATTGATTGTGCCTCCCAGTCGTTCACGAAATCATACTTACATAGTTGTAGGTTTACTTGCAATTCTTTAGGCTCAATAATTCTTTCAGTTAATGTGATAGTAGATGTTGGGTCAAAATCACAAGTAGCAGATTTTACTAATGCGTCTGTTGCCAATTTCTTAATTACTTCCTTAAAAGCAATATTTGCCTTTACTGTTAAACCACCATCATCGATTGTTGATGCAGACAATAATGCCGCTGCGATATATTCGCCAGCAAATTCTCCAGCATAAGTTGTAGTGATGTTAGTCGTTGTTGCTAAATTTACGTTTCTTTTTTTCATTTTATTTATTTAATTTGTTTAGTACTCTATCAAGTGTTGTTGTAAATTGTCCTTTACCAAATTGCACTTGTTTTTTTTGTGCAGACTTTGCTTCTGGATTGTGTCTTATTGGTCTTCTTGAAGCAGACATCTCTTCCTTTTTCTTGTCTTCTTTTTCTTTGTCCTCGTATTTTTTCATATCTCCAAACTTCTTTTTAAGTTCTTCGATTTCAGACTTAACCTCTTCAATTACTGGAGCAATAACCTCAACTACTGCTTCTATAATTGCTTCTACTTCTGGCACAACCTCGGCTGGTACTTCAGTTTCTATTGTTTCATCTAAGTCTTCTGTTTCTTCCTTTTCTGTTCCAGCCTCTTCTTTTGCTGGCACATCGTCTGAAACATCTCTAAGGTCTGCAATTACACCCTCTTCCTCAACAACTAAAAGTCTGCCGTCTTCCAGTATGTATTCTCCTACTGGCATAGCAACTTTTTCATCGTCTGTTAGAATAAAGACTTCATTACCTTTTGAGAACTCATCTGCACTAATTGTAGTGCCGTTCTCTAACTTTTGCTCTTCAAGTTTTACCTCCAAGTTTAAAAGTGTTCTAATTTCATTTAGCATTCTTGTATTTTTCATATATATATAACGATTAAAAATTTATTATTTACGTTTTCATTATGTTTTTGTTATTACTCCGATGCCTTGCGCTATCATAGAGCCGTCACAACATTTGCTAGAATATGTGTCTTTATCCTTGCATAGACAACCTCTGCCACCCCCCTCTGGAGATGTTCGGC